AGTTGGGTCAATTCACAAACATCTTCCCTTTTGGTGTGAGGACTGTAAAGTCCCAAACCGTGAAAGGATAAAGGTAATTGGGAAGCCTAAGTCTAGGCTTCTTGTTTTACCTGAAGATGGTTGGAAGGGTAGAGGATTAGGTATCCCAGAAACCAACTACTCAACAGTAGCATGTGCTGCAAGGCACTGGTTCCAGGACAATCTAATAGCAGCTGAGCCAAGGGTTGGTCTCGGCTTCTCCTCCGCCAACAAGCTGTGGGGCCTTATCAAGAATGTTGGTAAGGTTGATGAGAGGTTCTGTAACTTCCCATCTGTCTCTGCAGACATAACAGCCTGTACTGACTCATCATCATTACTCAGTCATGAGAACTTGATGTTCAGTTACATGGATCAGTTGGAATTATGCGGTGTCAATGTTCCGATAATATGCTGGCTGACCATGAGGTTATTAACATCCCCACATGACTTTTACTACCGAGTAGACGGTGACAAGGAAAATAAAAGACTATTCATAGATCACCAAACTGGTGTTATGATGGGTGAGGGTGGTTCCTTCATTGCAATGACTCTCCAGAACCTAGTTTTGGATGAAATTGTTCTGAGGGCAGAGATATCAGGGGTGCACCCACTTAGTGGTATGTACCTTGGGCAACCTTTGGTATATCCAAAGGAGATGCTTGATATCGCTTTTCTTAGGAAGCTATGCGCCATAGTTGGTGATGACTACTTAAGATTGTTTCTTCGCTTTCCAAAACTTTATGCAGAAATTGCCAAGGCATTTTTCTCTTGGGATACCTCTGTAGGTAAACATGGTTTTAGTCTGGAAAGCATCCAACTTGCTGAAGAGACAGGTTTCCACTTAATGGGAACAATATCAGCAAATGGTTACTGTGTACCGTTCAAGAAACAAGATGTTGTTAAGATCAAGTTTCTAATTCCTGGTGGACCTAATGCCAACAAGGATACCCCAGCATGGGTTGGACGGTGCTCATCACTCTCAGAGGCAATATGGTGGGCTGGAAATAGCCTACCACTGGATTCAAAGAGAGTGATAATTGACAGTTTTAGGGCGGGGAATAGGGATATTCCTGATGCCGTGCCTATGGCATGGTGCCTGCCTGTCCCCCTTGGAGGGCTAAACTTTCCTACCACAATTGGTTGGAAGTCTATCCTGAAGAGGTTGGGTATAGCGTACTCACTTGCAAACTTGTTTAAAGTCGATGGAATCGATCTTATGAACATTTTCAAGAAACTTTCGAGCCAAAACTCAAGGTTTGGAACTGAAAAGGGAGTATCTGTACCTAGACTCATCTCCGTGGATTTGGTAAGTGGTGACTTATCTCTAACCATGGATGGTGGGCCTATACTGGAAACAACTGTGTGCAAGCTTATCTTAGAGGGTACCCTCCAGACATGTCTTGCACCCAAGACTGGTTTCCGGTGGAATCCAGCTACAGGTTGCATGGCCCCATCACCTGGACAGGTGTCTGTGGTCATGTCTGAAGCTGGATATGACGATTTGAGTGTGCTAGAGAACCGATACACAAGGTACGAAACTCTTAAACTCCTCTGTACCCGTGAGGTTATCAGGAG